TGGAATTGTGGGTCAGTATAAATTAACAAAGTAGAAATCTAAATATCAATAGTGCCTGATGCGTCAGATACCACTTGAGAGAAAGGATTGAAACGAAGTTAGTTTCTCAAATTTGTAAACATTAATCAAGGAGTTTTCTATGGCTAACGCCACAGTCTCACGTCTTGGTTTGGTTAATAATACTGGTACAGCGTTTGACGCACTTTTCCTTAAAGTTTTTAGTGGAGAAGTTCTAACTGCGTTTGCCAGAAATAACATTTTTAACGAGCAACTTCATTCAGTTCGTACTATCACAAGTGGTAAGTCAGCACAGTTTCCTGTTCTTGGAACTGCTACTGCTGCATACCATACAGTAGGAACTCCTCTTGTTGGTGCTAACCAAATCAAGGCAAACGAAAAGATTATCAACATTGATGATCTTCTAATTTCTCAAGCTTTTGTCTCAAACTTAGACGAACTTAAGAATCATTATGACGTAAGAGCTACTTACGCTGATGAACTTGGTAAAGCTTTGGCTCGTACTTACGATCAAAACGTAGCAAAGATGATAGCAAATGCTTCTAGAGCATCTACTACATTATCAGGTGGACAAGGTGGTATCGTATCTAGTTTCCCAACTGGTGCTGGTAACACAACTTCTGCTGGTATTACAGGTGATGAACTAGCTGGTGCTATCTATGATATTGCACAAGCATTTGACGAGAGAGACATTCCTCCAACAGATCGCTTCTGTGTATTACCACCTGCTGAGTATTACAAACTTGCTGAGTCTGCTACAAGAACTGTAGATGTGGACTTCAACCCACAGGGTAATGGTTCGTTTGCTTCTGGTAAGGTACAACAAGTTGCTGGCATACCCATCATGATGTCAAACAACGTACCTCAAAGTAACGTATCTTCTAACCCAAGTGGTGCGAACAACACTTACTCAGGTGACGATAGTAAAACTATTGGTCTTGTCTTCCACAAGTCTGCTGTTGGTACAGTAAAACTTATGGACATGACAACTGAGATCTCTGGTTCTGACTACGGAATTATGTATCAGGGTACATTAATGGTTGCTAAGTATGCTCTTGGTCATGGAATCCTAAGACCAGAATGTGCAGCTACTATTAAGCTATCTGCTTCTTAATTTCAATTTATAGGGTATCTTATTATTAGATACCCTTTTTTTATACCCATGTATCATTCAAAGAAGAAAAAAAAGAAAGGTGGGAGAGACTCACTTAAGATTAAAAAGAAAGGATATTAATTATGTTTGGCAAGAATAAAAAGAAAAAAGGTATTCTTGGACTAGAAGGTCAAGCTTATGTTGATGCCTACAATCAAAAGATGAACGATACAGGTAAAACAACGCTTGCTGAAAAAGCTAGATTTGTAAAAGAAACAGCTAAGATTAGAAACAAAATGATTCAATCAGGAGGTATGTAATGGCTGTAGCTGCAACAACAGAACTTGAATGTATTAATATAATGCTTGCTGCTATAGGAGAAGCACCTATAAACAGTCTTGTAGGCACTCTTCCTGTTGATGCTCGTATTGCTCAGTCAACCCTTAATGAAGTAAACAAAAGTGTTCAATCAGAAGGCTGGTCTTTTAATACAGAAACAGATGTAACCCTTACAAGAGATGGATCTAATCAAATACATCTACCAATTAATGTTTTAAAAGTAGACGCTAATATACATCAACACCCAACCATTGATCCTATACAACGTGGTTTGAAACTATATGACAGACAAAATAATAAGTTTGAATTTGATGAAGACCTAATTTGTACTGTTGTTTATTTTAGAGATTTTGATGAGATACCAGAACCAGCTAGACACTATATGAATATATCAGCAGCAAGAAAGTTTGTTGATAGGCTTGTAAGTGACCAAGCATTAAGAACTTATACATTAGGAGATGAACAAAGAGCTAGAGCAATATTGATGGAGACAGACTTAGCAAATGGAGATCATAATATACTAAGAGGAGATCCTTCTCTTACTAGTATCTTTGATACTTACAATCCTTCTAGTGCCTTAATTAGATAACTATGGGTGTTATATCAAGAGCTATACCTACATTATTGAGAGGTATATCGCAATCTTCTGATGCTTTGAAGCAAGCAGATCATGCTGACATACAAGACAATGCTGACAGTAACCCTGTTCTTGGTCTTACAAAAAGATCTGGTACTCAATATTTAGCTAAAGTAATTAACAATGCAACTCTTGATAATGTCCATATACAAACCATAAATAGAGATGCTAGTGAACAGTATGTAGCAGTATTTAGTAATGGTAATGTAAGAGTTTTTGAGTTAGATGGTACAGAAAAAACAGTAAACAAACCAGATGGCACAACATATCTAAACACTTCAAATCCTAGAAGTGTATTTAAAACAGTTACTATTGCTGATTTTACTTTTGTTGTTAATACAAGTATTACAACTGCAATGGATACAGCAGTTTCAAATAGTGCAAACAATATTACACAAGCAATTATATTTATAAACCAAGCAACATCTAAAACAACTTATTCTGTAACTGTAGATGGTGTAACAGTTACAGATGACACTACTGGTAATGATCCTCTGTCAACTACAACTGTAGCTACTGACCTTCAAGGTGGATTAAATTCTGGTCTTACAGGATTTACTATTGCTAGAAATGGTCCTGTTATTCATATTAAAAAAACTGATGGTAGTGATTTTTCAATAGATGGTAATGACTCTCAAGGTAATACTAAAATGACAATCATAAAAGATTCAGTACAGCAATTTACTGATCTCCCAAATGTGTCACCTAATGGATATGTAGTAGAAATAAAAGGAGATGAAGGTACAGACTTTGATAATTACTACGTTAAATTTACAACTAATAATGGCAATGCTTTTGAAGAAGGGCAATGGTCAGAAACAGTAGAAGCTGGCATACCTTTTAAATTTAATTACAGTACAATGCCACACGTTTTAATACGTCAAGCTGATGGTAACTTTAGATTTGCAAGAGTAGATGGTGATACATATACAATATCTGGAACTGATTTCACATTACCTAAATGGGGAGAACGTATTGTTGGTGATTTGGTATCTGCACCAGATCCTTCTTTTATTGGTAATAAAATTAATAACGTATTTTTCTTTAGAAATAGACTTGGTTTTTTAGCAGCAGACAATGTAATTCTTTCAACAGTATCAGAATTTTTTAACTTCTTTCCAGAAACAGTTATATCAGTTTTAGATACTGAACCTATAGACGTAGCTGCTTCGCATACAAAGGTTGCAATTTTGAAACACGCAGTAACTATGGGAGAAAAACTTATATTATTTTCTGAACAAACGCAATTTGTGTTATCAAGTTCAGCAGATAACCTAACACCTTCTACAGCTAACGTACTTGTACAAACTGAATTTGAAAGTAATGCAGCAGCACAACCTGTAGGTTCTGGTTCTTCTATTTATTTTTTAACTAAAAAAGGTTCGTTTGCAGGTATTAGAGAATATATTATTGCAGGTACTCAACAAATCCAAGATGCTGCAAACACAACTATTCATGTACCAAAACTAATACCAAGTGGCATTTTTAAAATGGCAGTATCAAACAACCAAGATATTCTTGTTTTGCTTGGTATAGACAATCCAAATAAGTTATATGTAAACAGATGGTTATATGGAGAAGGATTTAGTAAAGCTTTAAACGCTTGGTTTACTTATACCTTTAATAGTAATAGGTCTATCTTAAATATTGATTTTATTGGTACTGATTTAATAATGGTTGTATCAGAAGCTAATAGTGTAACTTTAGAAAAAATACCATTTGAGACAAACTTTACAGAACCTAATGCAGACTTTGAATTTCATTTAGATCATAAAGTAACCGAAGCAACTACTGGTGTAACTGTTACTTATAACGCTAATAATAATCTTTCTACATTTACAGTTCCTTATAGGTTAAGAGCCAATATGAATATAGTTGGTAGGTATCTTGCCAGCAATGAAACAAGTACTTTTGTAGATGCTCAAGGCGATACAAAAACTCTTGTATCAGGGCAAGCACTTACGACTACTAATGGAACTGATGGTACTACTTCTACAATTACAGCAGCAGGTGATTTTAGAAATAGTAAATTTATTATTGGTGAACCTTATGAAATGCACTATAGATTTAGTCAACAAAGATTAACTCAAGGTGGTGGCGGTGCTACTGAACTCATAAGTGGTCGATTACAAATACATCATTTTTATATTAAGTATGAAGATTCTGGTTTCTTCCAAGTAGAAGTAACACCTGAGAATAGAGACACATCTCTACATAAATTTACTGGTCGTTTGCTTGGTGCTGCTTCTGCTTCTATTGGTCAGATTAATTTAGATACAGGTACATTTAAAGTACCTATTATGAGCAAGTCAGACAGAGTAAGTATAGATGTAAAGAACAATACATTCTTGCCTACCTTGTTAGCTAGTGCAGAATATGAAGGAGTATTTCACATGAGGAGTAGAAGAATTTAATGGGATATTTGAGAAAATCAAAACTATCAGATCTTAATTATGTATGTCAAAACATGAGACAAATGGATAGATTAGAAGGTTTATATCAGACAGGACAAGATCCAGAAGATGCCTTACGTTTGTCGTTTTTGTTTGGTAAAACAATATTAACAATAGCTGGTGACGAGGATCAACCTATGGGGGTATGTGGAGTGCGTAAAGATGGTTGTATATTTATGATCTGTACTGATGAATTATTTTCTAATAAAAAATATAAAATACAACTAATAAGAAAAGGTAGAGAATGGATAGACAGTTTGTTGAAATCTTATAAAGTCCTATATAATTTTGTATATGCAGAGAATCATACTGCTATAAAGTGGTTAGAAGCTCTCGGT